ATCGTAGGTTACAACTGAATCGTCTGCTAAAGCAGTAATTAAAGGCGGTTCAATAGTTACGGTAGCGGCATTAGAACTTGAAGTTACGTCAGCAACAACCATATATATTTTAGTATGTGAAGCAAATTTTATAAAATCACCCGCTTTCAATCTTCCAGCACCATCGCCAGCAAATCCGTCCATAGCTATAGTCGTGTCCCCAATAGCGTGTACCCCGTTTACTAATACTGTACCTGTTTCATTACCTCTTGCATCTTCTATTTCAGGCGGAATGATAGTAAAATCTTCTTTTGATGATCTTTGTTTCATTATAAAAGCCATCAGTTCCCCATAAACGTCTGATCTTTTTGCAGTTATAATCGAAGCAGTAAAAGAGAATCTTTGATTATCAATTTGTCTTGCTAATTTTTTTCCTGATATACTTTTTGACAGTAAAGTATTTTGTGATGATCTAATGCCCATTGTTGAGAATTTAGAATTAGAAATTGGAAATGCACCAGCCATTATATTAAATCACTCCTACCTTTTTCATTTAATGCGTCATTAATAATTGCTGTTATTGTTCCTCTGTTTTCTACTAATGTTTGTTCAAAACCTCTAGAGTCAATCGTATTAATATTAAAATTAACACTTACTGCTCCACCGCCTGTTCCTCTTGCGGATTGTTGTATTTGACCTGATTGATTAGGCACGAATAATTCCGCACCTCTTTCACCCACTACAACGGGTTGTCCTTTTGATACCGCACCACCTTTTGCCATTGCTGTAAAACCTAAGAACCCCATTGGATTACCTTGCATTAACATCATTGTTGATTGAATCTTTAATTGTTTTCTAAGTTCTGCTGTCTTTTTTTCTTCTTCTTGAACTTCTTCTTTTTTTAATGCGTTTCTAATTGTTTCTTGAAGAACAAGTTGAATAGTAAAAGCTAAAATATCTACCATAAGTTTTTGTGCTAATTCTTTAAATGATTTGTTTAGGTCTTTTCCTAATACTACTGCTTCTGCTAAAGTTCTTGAAAACGACTTTAATGAACCTGATGCCATTTTTGCTATTGTTGTATTTACACTTTCAAAATCTTTTTTAAATTGTGTTAAAATACTGTCTGTTATTTTAGCTAAATTAATACCCGCTTTTTCAGTTTCTTTTTCAAAGTTAGTTGCGGCTTTCATTAATTCTTCCATAGACTTTTTAGATTCAATAATATTCTCGTCTATTTTTTTCATAAACTCGTTGGCTTTTTTGAACATACCGCCCATAGATTCTTCATCTCTTTCGCCAAATATTTTATTTGTGAGTTCGTCTAAATCTACTCCTATTTGTTTCAATAAAGCTAACGCACCAATAACAGCAATTTTACCTGCTCTACCTAACATCAAGAAACCTATAATACCCATTTCTCTTATCGCTGGTGGTAATGATCTAATAACTTCTATTAATCCAGCTAAACCATTATTAATAACTCTAAATACAGGTGCTAAAATATCTAAAAGACCAGCTACACCTAAAACAAATTGTTTGATAAAATTGACCATACCTTGACCAACAGCAGTTGAGAATTTTGCAAGGTTATCAGAGTTTTCTTCAACAAGACGATTGATAACGACTAAAG